AAATACATTTAGAGATAATCCCTAACATTTCTTCCGTTGACGGGTTTTGTAAGTTAGAACCCATGAACATATCGATTGTAGGATATGTCATTACAACGCCAGCATTTTTTGTTAATTGTATTTTATTATTATGATCGACATCTACATGAACATTGATCTTTGTTAGATCAACTTCAGTAGGTACCATTGTTTCACCATCATCTGGTGCTTTTACTTTTAATTTTACTTTTTCACCAACAGACTTAGCTCGTATATTTAAGAATACATACTCTAAATCAAAACTTGGCATTTCTTTTGTGTCTAGTTTACCAAATGTACAATTTTCAATAATTGATTTTAGTGCCCCAACTAGATCCTCAGTTTTACCACTTTCTTGTGCTTGAAGTAATAACTTTTCTTCTTTTACAAGAAATGGTCTAAACTTTATTTTCTCATCTGTCGATGGTAATTCCAACTCAAATGTTTGTTGATTAATATTAGGTAAAGCCATTATATCTCCTCATGTTAAAACGTAAATGGTGGGAATACTTTGCCACCAAATACCTTACCAATTGGGATTGAACGTTTCAATGTACCGAACGCATTTCTCCCAGTTCTTTTTAGTTCTGGTGGTAATTTATCAAAGAATGGGAAACCAGAAGAACCAGGTTTCACCTCACCAGAAGAAAGACCACCGACTTTCCCTGTGCTATCTATATCTAAATTAAAGTTCAACCAATATCTATAAGTGAAAGTCACATTGATTTTCACATACTCATTATTGGCACCATAAGAATAGTCAACTGTTCCAATCGATGTTGGATAACATTCGAACATTCTTATACCATATGTCACACTATCTCTATCATTCAATGAATCAAATTGACCTAATTGAAAGATGTCGATTGGTGCTGTATAATCATCGTAATAACCTGAATTATTAGTGACATTATCTATAACAAGATTTTGCCATGTTTCAAAGAACTGTCTTAGTCTTAAAAACTTATCACCAATAAAAGTCATTGTCACATCAGCATACTGTGCTATAGACGGAACATTATATGTTGGTCCATAATGTCGATATGGATTTGTATTGATTGTTCTGTCTGGCATCTGAACTGCTTCACACATCAGTCCAATCTCTCTACCAATCTCTTGGTTTTGTTGTGCCATCGCTGTTTGTGTGTTTTGATATCTACCAAGTTCTGTATCAGTCGTTGATACTTGTTCGTTATCAAATATACCTGATAGATTGATACCACCTTGTGGCATACTCACACGAACAAGAAAACGAGTATTACGAGCAACACCTTCTCCTTTGGAGATAGCCGCTCTGAATCTGTTTATTGTTGTTTCAGGATTGGCACGCTGTTGTAGTCTTGGATCACCAGGTATATTATCATACTCTTTACCTCTTGGTAGTCCAATTCTTAGATCGAATGGACCTATACGCTTGCCTGCTCTGAAAATTGCCATTACTTACTTAAACCTTTTTGTCTTCTTTTATGTTTATTCATTGATGAAGTTTTTAACTTACCACCACCAATCGATGTTCTTTTTGGTTTACTTTCAACATACTTGACTACTGTTTGACCTCTTGCCATTATTTTACTTTCTTTCTATTTCTTAAATGTGCTGCTTCGACTAACTTTTTATTCTGTCCATAGTATTCGACAGCGTGTCCAACTTTACACATTAGTTTATTAACACTTACTCCATCACACCAGATGTCGCCAAGTATTCTACCAAACTTACCTTTCTCATCACCTTTGTATGTCTTAATAACAATGTGTGATGCTGAAGATAATGTTTTCTTTAAAAACTCTTTGGACTTTAATCCATATTTCTTTTCTGTTAAATCTCTTGTTCGACTTTCTGGTGTATCAATACCATATAGTCTTACTCTTTCTCTGTATAGAATATTAAAACCCATATCTAAAATAACATCAATAGTATCACCATCAACTACCTTTGTCACCTTGTGTACTCTATAACTAAAATCTGTCGGGTCACCTAACTTATTCATTAACTTGCCATCCTTCTGCTGTCAGCGTAGATTGTTGAAGTAGATGCTTTCTTAAATTGTTGAACAGGCAACAAACAAGCAGGTAAGAAATCTTCTTCAGCAATTCTTAAAAAACCTGATCTAACTTGTTTTGTTAGATAGTGTTTAATTGTTGGTTTGATTAAATTGATTCTTTTCAAACTGTTATAATCTGCTGCTGATAAATTCTTACCATCGATTGCTTCTAATAATTTTACTCTCAACGTAATTGGTAGATAGTGAAAATTAATTCCAAGAAAACCACCTGGTGCTGAACCTATAGGCAACACTAAAGGGAAACGATCATAGTATGGCAACAATGCTTTGAACTTAGGATCATAGAAGAAGAAATTTAATTTACCACTACTTGGTTGTCTTGCTAACGCACCTTGATTAATCAATCTACGAGAAGAAACTCTTGCACCTAAATCTCTAATCTTCGCACGGTACCAAGCAACTGATCTTTGTCTATCACCTGCTGCTTTTCTTATATCATCGAGT